TTCTATTACTTAATGATGCGGTATCAGTTTTTCTCAAATATGAAGTAAGCATAGTAGAAGTATCACTAATATTTACTTTAAGATTTATTCTATTACTTAATGATGCGGTATCAGTTTTTCTCAGATATTTACTAAGCATTGTAGAAGTATCACTAATATTTAATTTTAAGTTTATTCTATTACTTAATGATGCAGTATCTATTTCTCTAAGATATTTACTAAGCATTGTAGATGTATCACTAATGTTTACTTTAAAATTAATTCTATTACTTAAACTTGTCGTATCTGATTCTTTCAAATAATTAGATAGCATTGCAGCAGTATCTGATTTTCTTAGATACTTACCACTTAATGTAGCAGAGTCAACTATTAATGTTCCAGTTGATGTAATTGGTCCTCCAGTCAATCCATAACCGGTAGCAACTAATGTAACTGTTCCTGATCCACTTGAACCACGAGGCAATAATATGTCTGTTGCAGTTGATCCTTTAAATACAGTAATAGTGCTATCGTTCTTCTTAGTTACATTATTTACCCATTTGTTAGTTGTATCTGTTTTTCTAAGATATTTACTAAGCATATTTGCAGTATCTGCAATGTTTAATTTAAGATTTATTCTATTGCTCAAACTTGCAGTATCAATCTTTCTCAAATACTTGCTTAACATCGCAGTTGTATCTATCTTCCGTAAATATGGTAACAACATTGCAGAAGTATCTGTCTTTCTAAGATATTTACTCAGCATAGTTGCAGTATCACTAATATTTACTTTTAAATTAATCCTATTGCTTAATGATGTAGTATCAGTCTTAGGCCATGAATTGATTGATCTCACAACATGATTTGCATTATATCCTAATGGTTTAAATGAAGATGTATCCGCAGTTGAAGTTGTTGTACTATCTGTGTCTAAATAAAGGTATTTTGCTCCTATATAAACTATTTCACTATCAAGATAAATCTCTCCTCTACCAAAAGCATTAATATCTATAGTTTTTTGACCATAAATATTAAAATTATGTTTTCCGTAAATTATAACATCTTTAGTTAATGCTCCTCCTAACCCTATTGAGTCAGTACCATTAAGACCATTATATCCAATTGATCCTCCTGATCCTGCAATCGTATTCCATCCATTCGCATTGGTCCAAGTATATAGCAAGTTATTACAAGTATCCATTGCAATAGCACCCTCTTTTGCAGTTGAATTTCGTGTAGTAGGTATTCCACAGAATGAAGGAATATGTAGAGTAGAATCGACTTTTAATCGTTTCATCTGGTATCCTGCGGCAGTCATTGGTGTATATTGTTGCGAAAATACATTACTAACGCAAAATGTAAGTAAGATTATTATTATTATCTGTTTCATATTATATTATTCCTGTTGTAATTGTAATAGGTCCTATTCCTTTGAAATTTGCAGTAAAAGTAAGCATATTATCAAAAGAAGAAGTTTCAGAAGCAGATTCAAACATTATTTGCCCTTCTTTGGTTTCAAATCTATTATTTTCTATGTCCTTTTCGTACCAATACAATCTTCCTGTTGTTCCATTTATAATCCAATTGTAAATAGTATCAATAGATATTTTTTCTGGACCTGGTACATCAACTAATAAAGTTAAACCTTCAATAGTACCATTCCACTCTATTGCACCAGCTACATAAGTTCTAAATTTTCCACTACCTTTTATTGATGTTTCAATGACATCATTTTGTAAATTAAATGTAAAACTTCTTGCACAGGCAGCAGGATATAAATCATCAGATAAATATAAAACTACATCTTCCCCTCTAACTTTTGCCATTGTTAACTTTTTTCGTATAAATAATTAAACTCATAAAATTTACTATTACAAAATATATAAAAATAATCAAAACCACTTGGATTTAGATCAGGATCTGTTCCGCCAATAATTGTTGGAAAATAGATCCATTGATATAATGTCAAATTACAACTGCCATTTTTGTAATCTATAGTCATTTTACCTGGTACATATCTTGAATGATAAGGATCATTTGCAGGAATAAATACTGCAAATGGTGTTAATACATTCTCTGCATTTATTAAATTTAAGTAATTTCCTTCAAACTTTGTCTTTGCAAAATAATTAGTAAATAATGCTTCTTGTGTCATGCCATTACCTAAATTACTAAAAGTAAATCCTAAAGGTGTAGATGGATATTTCCAGATATTTGCTTTATTTCTTAAAATTCCATAAAAACTTGATAAAAATAATGATCCATATATTGTATATTTATTAGTATTATCAATAAAAATTTCTTTGTCAATATTATTTTTTAAATTATTTAATTGATAATCTTCGTGAGTATGACCAACAATTGCTCCAGATGCTGCAATTATATTTGTTATACTAAAATTAAAATTATTAAAATGAGCTTCATTACTTGAACCAAATATTAATCCAATTGGTAGCCAAATTCTTAATATACCTGATTTTGGTAATACTATATTAGAATAATTTAAATTATGCCATGTATCAGCATAATCTCCATGAAATATATTAATACCATAAAAACTATTTGAATTAGAAAATTGATTTATTGATTGATTGAACCAATATGTATTTATACCATCATTTATTTTTAGTTGTCCTAAATAATATAATGTAGTTACACCTGATGGAGGAGTAGTATGATTATTATATCTTAATTGAAAAGAAAAATTTATTAAATCGCCTTCATCAACTAAAATATCTTGATAAATTCCTTCAAAATCTACAATACCAGTATTTTTTAAAACTAAATATCTTTCTAATTCATATAAACTTGTAGTATCGTAAACAATTCTAATAAAAAAAGTTAATGAATTAATGTATAAAGGATTTTCTATCCAATATGGAGCTTCATATTCTTTTATGGTATTAGATCCATCAATATATTGATTCAATAAATTTCCTAATTCACTTAAATTTTGATTTTGTAAAAGAGGTAATTTTTTATAATTAAATGTTTCTTTTACGTATTGATATGGTCTAACAATGGATTTAATTACTCCACTTTCAATATCATTACCACTTAAAAAAGTAAATGGTACAATATTTTTTGTAACTCCTGAAGTATTGAAATCATAATCATAACCAAATCCTGACCATGTAGCACCAGATAAAGTTAAATAATTATACATTTCATCAAATCTTACAATATACCATGCTCCATGTGCTTGAAATAACGAAGCATTAAATCTGCTTAATATTTGTTCTAAAATATGATAACAATTCATCCAATCATTGCTATTTTTAAAAGTAGTAATTTCTAAAAATGTATCTAAAACAAGTTCATTTGTAGTTCCACCATCAGGACATAATGTTGACATTACATTTGTATGTAAATCTAAATTAGTAGAACGCAAACAAAGTCTTAGTATTTGTGAAAGAGAAAAATAGTTAACTAAATCAACTGGTTTATCACAAAAAAAATCTCCAGTTTGACTTGTACTTATCGGTACTGTTTCAATTACAGTAAAAACAATAAACCCATTTTCTATAGAAACTAAAGTGACAGTATATGTTCCATTCAAATATGTTGAATTTGAAATAACAAATGTTGAAATATTAAAATTACCTTCTGGAAGTTTAACCCAAATTCTGTTTCCATAAAAAACATCTGTATAAGAAAACATTTCAACTCCAAAATAATCCGTTGGTAAAGTATAAATTTCAGCTGCTACATCTATAGTTATATCCTTTAATATTCCTAAATTATCAGTAAATGTTAAACTAATTTCATGGTTAAAATCAATATACAACTCAGCACAATCATCTTGAAGTAAATATCCGACAAATAATATCTCATCAGTTTGTCCTCTTTTTACAATTGCCTTAAAAGTATTATCCTCATCAGAATAAAAATCTTGTAATGATAATCCTGTTGAATCAGTAATAATATTAACTTTTAGTGTACAACCTCTTATAGGTGCTTTAGGATCATCTTCTTGCCATTCTTGAATAATTGGATTACCAGATAATACAATTTCAATAGGTGCACCTGTATAGTCTTTTTTTTCAATCTGCAATTTAACTGTCATCAATGGCAGAAAAGAATCAAACTCATTAGAATATATTACTGAATAACTCATTAAGTTGTTCGGCCATAAGTTTGACCATACTTTTTATTGCTGAAAAATATATCTTGACCTCTAAGCATACCAAATACTTCTATTTGTCCGCCTACACCACCCATCATTTGAGATGTTTGTGCTGCAGGAATAACCTGTGATCCACGAGGTAAATTAATTAACTCTGGACCTCTTTCTCCAACCAATGCCATTCCACCTGGTGCGTTACGAGTACCTACCGCAAATGCACTTCTCGAAGTTAAGTTCTTTAATGCGGCTGATAATGCAACTAATGCAATACCAACACCAATTGCTGCAAAAGGATTAGCTAATAATTGCGCGATTGCCTGTTGAGCAATAATTGCTAAAAATCCTATTTTAATTAATTGCTCTCCTAAAGATTGTATTCCTGATGCTAATAAACTAAAAACACCTTTAAATACATCACCAAAATTACCTCCACTTATTGCTGCCCCTAATGCTTCACCAAATTTTATCGCAATATTTGAAGCAGCATCCGTTAAAAACCCTGTTGCGGCATCATTTATCTGTATGCTATAATCTTCCCATGCTTTTTTAATTTCAGCAGCAGATGTTGTTAAATCAGCTCTTACATTTTTTACAAATTCTGGAGGTACTATACTTCCTTGAATTGCTTTAAAATCTGCTTGAATTTCAATAGGTACCTTTATAGGTTTTATATTTTGAGCAATTTTAGGTATTGGTATTTCATTTGTTTGTGGTTTAAAATCCCATGGCAACATAACTGCCTTTGCAGCATTTTCAAGATTACTTTTTAATTTTAATAATAACTGATCATATTTTAAATCTTGTAACCTTGCCTCTAAATTAACATAAACTGTATCTTTATTTGATACATTAAATTTCTCAATTACAGTACCTAATATATTTTCAAACTCTTTTATTTTATCTTTATTAATATCGAATTGTGGAGTGCCTAATGAAAATCCTACAGATTGAGTAGATATTAATTTCTTCTCAAATTTTGCTAATGCCTGTGCAAGTGTTTCTGTTCCTTTAGCTGCATCTTTAGTCTTAGTACCCATTGCACCAAATGCAGCAGTAGCATCTATTGTAGCCTTTTTTGCTTCTTCTGTACTTGATGCAATATTTTTAGTAGTTAAATTTAATTCTAATTCTGTACTAATTACTTTATTTTGAATATTTAAATAATCTGTCCTTGCATTTCTTAATTTTTCAGCTAAAATTGTAGATGTTTGATAAATTCTTTGACCTCCTTTTAATGCAGTTTGTTTTTCTTTTTCACTTTGAGTCTCTAAATTATCAAGATTAATTTTAGATTTAATTAATTCTGTTCCAATATTTGTTATTTGTGTTCTTAATTTTATTTGTTTTATTGTATCAGTAGCAATTTGATCTGTATATTTTGCAGCTACTGCTTGTGCAATTAATGCTTTTGTATATAAGTCTATTTCTGCAGTTCCTTGAGCAGTTGCAATACTTACTAATGTTAATACCTTACCATGATCACCTAAAATATCATTTGCTTTTTTTAATGCCTCATTTCTTTGCTCTATTGGTAGTGTACTATTCTTAGCTACATCTACATAAGATTGCAATGCTATGCCTGATGATAATGCTGATGCCTTTGCAGAATCTAATGACTTTGCAAAATCTTCTTGAGCTTTTTTAATTTCATCAACAGTATCTTTTGTTTTCTGTGCTGATCTACTCCACGCACTAAAACCAATCTGAGCAAATGTAATGGCAGTTGTTACTGCGGCAAAAGCAAGTGATAAACCTGCAGGACCAGATAGTGATTTTCCTAAATTTGAAAGTAATGATGATCCTGTAGATGCTGCCTCTTTCCGAGCTGATGCTAATGAATCTATAAATGGTGTAATGTTGTTAGCAATACCTATGAATCCATACGCAGAATCACTTACTATTCTACCTAAATTGGTAACTGCATAAGCAGCACTATTAGTTTGACCTGCAACTTTCTTAAGTCCTGAATCCGCTGCTCCTAATGCACTCTTTAAATCGCCAATTTTATTCTTTAAAATACCAACACTATTTTGCAACTTTATAATATCTTCTGTATTAGTTGCATTTCTTAACTCCGAAGTAAATGCTTTTAAATCATTTTCTGCAAGTTGCAACTGTGCAGATATTAATCGTGTATCTACTGATATTGGAACAGTAACAGGAGGAATATTACTTAACTTTGCCTCCGCATCATTTACCCCTGCAACTAATGGTTTAGTATCTGCATCAACCGGTATTACTACTGGATTGCTTTGTATGGAATTTATATCACTCTGAACCGTATTAATCTGTGTTGTATCTGCAACTACTACTAATTCAATTGGAGTAGTTTTAATTGCATTTATATCAGTCTGTACTACATTGATGGCAGTTGTATCTGCAACTACTACAACTTCAACTGGATTAGTGTGTATTGAATCTATTTGACTCTGAACAGTATTTAAATTAGTAGTGTCAGCATTGACAATAACCTCTACTGCTTTAGATTGTATCTTATTTATCTCAGATTGAACAGTATTTAAATCTGTTGTGTCAGTATTTACAACAACTTCTACTGCCTTTGATTGGATAGAATTAATCTCAGTCTGAACGTTATCCAGTTGAGTAGTATCTGTATTGACTACAACTTCAACTGCTTTAGACTGGATCTTGTTAATATCAGATTGAACATTATTCAAATCTGTAGTATCGGTATTTACAATTAACTCTACTGCTTTTGATTGTATTGAATTAATCTCACTCTGTACGTTATTTAATTCAGTAGTATCAGCATTAACTATTAACTCAACTGCCTTAGATTGGATTTTATTAATGTCAGACTGGACGTTATTTAATTCAGTTACATCAGCATTTACTACAACCTCAACTGGAGTAGTATGTATTGAATCTATTTCATTTTGAACGGTATTTAAATTAGTAGTATCCGCATTGACAACTAAATCTACTGCTTTTGACTGTATTGAATTAATATCAGACTGTACGTTATTCAGTTCCGTTGTATCTGCATTAACAATAACTTCTACTGCTTTAGATTGAATCTTATTTATGTTAGATTGTACGTTATTTAATTCAGTTACATCAGCATTTACAACCAATTCTACCGCCTTAGATTGTATCTTATTGATATCAGACTGGACTTTGTTTAATTCTGTTGTATCAGCATTTACAATTAAATCTACCGCTTTAGATTGAATCTTATTAATATCCGTTTGAACAGTATCTAAATCTGTAGTATTTGCATTTACAATTAAATCAACCGCTTTAGATTTAATCTTATTTATGTCCGACTGAACGGTATTTAAATCAGTTGTATCAGCATTAACAACAACTTCAACTATCTTAGATTGAATTTTATTAATATCAGATTGAACAGTATTAAGTTCTGTGGTATCAGCATTAACGATTAATTCTACTGCTTTTGACTGAATTTTATTTATTTCTGACTGGACTGTATTAAGTTCTGTAGTATCAGCATTTACAATAACTTCAATTGCCTTAGATTGTATTTTATTAATATCTGATTGTACTGTATTTAACTCAGTTGTATCAGTATTTACAATTAATTCTACTGCTTTAGATTGTATCTTATTTATGTCTGACTGAACGGTATTTAACTCAGTAGTATCTGCGTTAACAATTAACTCGACTGCCTTAGATTGAATCTTGTTGATATCAGTCTGAACAGTATTTAATTCTGTAGTATCAGCATTAACAATAACTTCAATTGCTTTAGATTGTATCTTATTAATATCTGATTGTACTGTATTTAATTCAGTTGTATCAGCATTGACAAATATTTCTAATTGCTTAGATTTTATTGAATCAATCTCTGTTTTTGCCTTTTCAACCTGCTTTGTATCAGCTATAATAGTCAACTCAATTTGCCTTGCTTTAATTGAAGCAATCAAATTTTTTGTTTCGCTAATCTTCTTATTTAATGAATTGAAATTTGTATTATCACCAGTCTTAGATAACTGATCCTGAAAAGACTTTAAATCATTCTCTGCCTTCTTTAATTGTATTTCTAACTGGCTGATATCCGCTTCAACAACTATCTGTAATTTATCTGCCATTTTATTTTATCTTCAAATTATGCCTCTGCAATATTGCATCATATCTATCTTTAGTCATTGGTTCAATTTCTTTCTTATTGTCTTTATCATCTGACATTGGCCAAAATCTTTCTATAGATCCTATTGCCTTACTTCCTGCCATTGATTCTGCAACTCTGAAAGATGCAAACCTCATAATTTTTGTTTGCTCTAACTGTTTCTCTTGATAACCTTCATAAGCAGCATAAAACTCTATAGGCATTGAAGTATAATACTGATAAGCAGTCCAACCAAGTTTACCTAATGCAAATTTTAAATTTTCGTAGGCAATTTCTGCGTTACTTTTTTTTTCTCATCTTCAATTTCCTGTCCTTTTTTAATTAACTTTTTCCAAAGTTGAGATTCAGTCAAAGATTCAGTAATTTTTTTTACAATTGTATCATCTTCCAAATTATCAACCCAATCAGAAACTTCATCAAAAGTATAATCTTCTGGTTCTCCTTTTGCATAAGTAGCAGCATAAAGTCCAGCATATACCATTGAATAAATGAATCCTATGTTAGTTCCTGATTGATTCTTTTCAGCAAGTTTTTCAATTGCTAATTGATTAAATTTAAAAGATCTTAATTTGCCTCCGATTTCAAATTCTAAATAATTCATTGTGTGTGTGTTTATGTGTGTGTTAATCTGTGTTGACTGTCCATCCCATAGCTATTAATGCTGCTTTATCAATTATACCTTGACCTGTTGGCGGTGCCGGAGGTGTTTGACCATATAATAAAATTGTATCAGGACCATTACCATAATTTAAAATATTATCAAGAATATAATTAACACTTGAAGAAGTTAAATATTGCAAATGTCCTTCAAACCTATTTATACCTGTATTCCCTAATGGTAATAAAATAGAAGATAAATTATTTTGTGATAAATATAAATCTCTATTTGCAACAGTTTGATCTAATCCAGTTAAATCTAAAGTACTTGCATTAATTGTATTCCCAACAACATTTAATTGAGATAAAGTAATAGCATTTAAATTTATAAATTGACGTATTTGTGTTCCTCCTGCAGCAAGATTAGGTCCAAATGATATATTAATATCTGTAGTTGATGGAATAACTGTTATAATATAAATATCATTACCTGGATAAGTATAAGTTGTATTATAATAATTTAATCCTGTATAATTAGTTAAATTACCATCTCCCCAATCTACTGTTACATCAAATACACTACCAGATATAGAATATATATCAAAACCACCTGATAAAATTTCTGGACCTTCAATTTGTACTGCAAAATTTACTGCACCTGGTCTATAAATATTAATCGTTGGTACACCGTATGGCTGAAGTGTTCCTGTAAATACACCAACTGAATCAAATGCATAAGTGCTACTTAATTCAGATAAATATCCAGTACCTTCTTGAATTTCATCACCTGTTACTGGTGTTTCAGGTGATAGTTTCCAACCTACAGTTTGCTCTGCCATTAATAATAATCGCAAATCAGTTCCTGATATTTGTCCTGTAATAGGATCCTGTAAATGTTGTCCTTCAAACGTATATGATATATCAATGGCGCCTGGACTTTTATCTGGTCCACAAGCAGAAGATGCGTCTACAGGCTGAACACTCATTGCTTGACCTACAGAAGTAAGACAAACTACTGTATCGTAGTTTGTCCCACCTGTAGGATCAATAAATAGTAACATTGTGCCGCCATTAACTTTATGTTCTGACATAGTTTTATTTTAAAAATATCTTATTGCAACGCAATCACCTGCTATTAATTTATCTAATGCATATGAACCATTAATTGCAGTATTCATATTCCAATTTTTATCAGAATCAAATTCAGTACTTGTTTGATAATATGCTGCAGATAATGGTGTTGGATAATATGCTTGATTTAAGATGACATTATACATTTCATCTACTGATGGCATTACCCAATCAGTATACCCATTAAAATTACCATTGCGACAGGCTAAGGCAGGTAATGATGGAACACTTGCTATTATTGCAGTAGTATTTGGATCGCCATCACCTATTGCATATCCTGTTGCTCCTGTAACTGTATATGCTATTGCCCATGTATCATAAGATACGGATTGACCACTATTATAAACAACAAATCCATGTAATCCAGTTCCATCAAGATATGCAATATTTCCACCTTGATAATATTGTCCAAGTACAAGACCTCCACCTCCACCACCATAAACAGTAACAGTCGGTACTCCATATGGCATTATAGCACCACTAAATACTCCAACTGAATCAAAGGCATAAGTGCTGCTTAATTGAGAAATAAATCCTATGCCTTCTTGAATCTCATCTCCCGCCACAGGTGTTTCGGGTGATAATTTCCATCCAATTGTCTGCTCTGCATTTAAGAGTAATCTCATATCTGTTCCACTTATTCTAAGACTATTTGGATCTTGTAGATGCTGCCCCTCAAATGAATAAGATATATCAACAGAACCTGGACTCTTATCTGGACCACAAGCAGATGAAGCATCTATAGGCTGAACACTCATACTAACGCCTACGCTTGTAAGACAAACTACCATATCGTAAGTAGTGCCACCATTGGGATCAATGAAAAGCAGCATATTGCTGCCCTGTACTTTATGTTCAGCCATTTTTTTAAATTATGCTTGTACTGTAATAGTTGGTGTTCCAAAAGGTTGAATAGTTCCTGTAAAAGTTCCTACTGAATCGAACGCGTAAGTGCTGCTCAAATCTGACAAGTAACCTGTACCTGATTCAATCTCATCTCCTGTTACTGGTGTTTCAGGACTAATCTTCCATCCTACTGTAGTCTTTGCCATTAGCAACTGACGGAGTGATGTTCCTGAAATTCTACCTGTTACAGGATCTTGAAGATGCTGACCTTCAAATGTGTAATTCAATTCAATTGTACCAGGTGATTTATCTGGACCACATGCACTTGATGCATCTACAACTGATACTGATGCTGATTTACCTACAGTCGTTAAACAAACAACTGTATCATAACTTGTTCCTCCTGCAGGATCAACGAATAATAACATCGTACCCCCTGCCACTTTGTGTTCTGCCATTTTAATTTGATTTTAATTTATAAATAAAAACTGTTTAAAAACTAATATTCGACTTATGAATATTTTTCCACCAACTTCACCGTATCTCTCAGTTCTGTCAGTTTGTACATTCAAATTTAACATTTGTAATCCATATAATGACAAATCTAAGACACTTTTTGAATTAGGTTTTATTGCTTCCAATATCTGATTTGCTACTGTGTTCAAATTCTTTGAATTGTTGTATTTATATTCCCATGAATTAATTGTAATCTGTATTGTAGAAGTCGTGTCTGATGAATTATCTGTAGAATTTTCAATATTAGTAACATCAGAAATTACACAGTAAATTTTATCCTTAACGTCATCTGGTTCCTCACCTTCATATACAGGAATGCTTAATCCATTGATAACTTCATAATATGCTTGTAATAAGGCACTATTTACATCTTTCATCGGAATATTAATTTTAAATCTTCTAACAATTTAGGTGTTTGATTTGTAACACTTGGGTATAGAAACGGCCTTGCTTTAATTCCATTAGTTAAAATGCTCATCATTATTACATAAGCAGTTGCTTTATCTTCAACTTCTTTTTGTGATTTATTAACTCTATTTTTACCTGATTTAGTCTTTTTTGTGAAAAATCCTTGCGGTGTAATGTCTTTTCTGATTACCCATTGCAAAATATTATCAAACATATCTCCAGCTGATTTCCCTGTAGTTCCTTTGTGTGTTTTTGCGATATCTTGCCACTCTTGCGGTAATGTTGAAACGTATGCAGATGCAAACTTTCGTGTACCAAACTCAATATATGCTGCATAAAATGCAGTAGCATAAACTTTCGCAAATCCTCGACCTGCTTCGTGTGATATTGAACGTGCAAGATTACCATTGTCTCCTGACTGAGCCTGTACTAATGTCTTAGCCTCTTTCTCAACTCTCTGCGCCCAATCACCTAATGCCCTATCAACATTATCTTGTACATTAGATGATATGTTATTAAGTTTATCAGTTAATGCTTGTAGTCCAGTTACTTTTAATCGTATCATAATGCAGCAGGATAAATGATGAAATCAATAAAAGTATAATTTAAATAACCATCTACTAAAGTCCATACTTTATCTTTTACTTCAATTTTTATATTGTTATCATCAATTTTTGTTATTGTATAATAACATATACTTGATCCTATAGTTGCATTAAAAAATGTCTTTGTTTGATTAGGCACTAATCCTGTAAATGCACCAAATAAACTCCCATTATATGTACCTGGAGAAGTATAAGTCCAAGAAATCGTTCCAATAGTATTCTCATATTCATATTCTACAGTTGGATCACCATCAGAAACTTGCGACATATCTACTCTGTATACTTTATATGGATTAACATACGCAGCAATATCAGCCATTGATGCACTTCCTTCATTAAATGCTGGTCTTAGTATAGGTATAATGTCTGTTGACTCTAATACACCAATATTTAATAAATATGGATATGGTATTCTGTAACTCATTAGAAGTATAAAACTGTTGCGATTTCGTTTGTTTCAAATTGTACTGCAAATGTCAATTCCCCTGTTGTTGTATTAACTAACACCTCCTTGTCTACCGGTGTGCCTGAATTTATTATCATAAATTGAATACCGTCTTTAAAACAATTAAAAACGTGTCTACCTATCAAAGCAGTATTTATAAATGATGTTTCGCCATCAATACCGATGTAGTTATAAATTTGTATTGTATTTAAATCCATAGGTGCATCGCTATTTATTGACTCATCTAATTTTGTTGCTTGTATATATTCCCATTCTTTATTGCCTTCACTTCTTATCTGTAATGAATTAATCTTGTAGAATTGATTTTCATATTGTATCACATCATTACTTCGTGTTTGTCTTTCAGATTCATAACGCATTATAAATACCTGATCATAGGACCATTGACGCTGCTGATAATCATTTCTTGGTAGTCCATATCTATCTCTTGCCTCTGCCCATTTAGTCCAGTTGCCTGTTTCAACAGAAATAAGACCGCCAAATTCATTCTTTGCAGTAGTGTATCGAAATATGGTTATGCGTCTATTTAATTTATACACGCTTATACAAGTTTAATAATGATTGTGCAATTGGACTAATATTGTCCACTCCTTGACTGCGATTGTCATACAAATAATATACCTGGTTAAGTAGCGCAAGTTTTAAGACTGCAGGTAAATCAGTATAACCTGAATTGTAATCAATTGTAATGTTGCTTTCTTCAGGATACAATAATCTCTTAAATTCATTACCTGATACTTCGTAATCTACACTCTGTACTAATATCTTACCAGAATCATTTTTTATTTGTGTAATTGTATCAATTGGTCCGTAAGGAATATAAATACTGCCATTCTCATTATTCACGATTGCAGTAATTATGTGAGGCACAAATCCAATATTCGTGTAACCTTCGCACATCTGACGTGCTGCAATAATCATAGATGTAATGATAGCATCATCAGTTCCAATGTCAACTTTACAAAAGTCTTTAGCCTCTGTTAATGTAACTGGTTCAACGATTACGCTATCATTAAACTGAATATCTAAAACTGCATTATAAGAAACCATAATTGAAATATTTTAAAAAATCCCCACCCAAAACGGATGGGGATCACTCAACAATTCACACACACAGAACTAAAATTAATCCAAGTAGATAGCAGAAGTAGGCAACATCAAGTTAACTTCTTCTTGACACTCAATACGAGCAGTAATCAAATTCTTTTGGAAATTATCAGAATCTTCCATTGCAAACATAATATTGATTGATTCTGTTTCAACTCTTTCACAATAATCAGCATCAATAATCAAGTAAGATGAATCAAGAGCCCATGATGCAGCAACTACAGGAGTACCTGATATTACTACTGCTCCACTTGCTACAGATGATACACCTGCTGCACCTGGGTAATAACCATTCTGCAATAATGTTCTGTTTATTAATCCTAAAGTTTTAGGAGAAACAATACAATAAGAAGCATTAAAATTAGCAGTTTGCTGATTAGCAATCAAATCCATAATAACTTCAACAGGATTTGTTCCAGTTGTAGTATTAACACCTGTTGCAGCACCTTTAACAGTAGTGTAAAAAGCAGCATTCTCAGCCTTATAAAAATCTCTTGACATCAAACGAGGTAAAGTTGATTGCATATAAGGTAATTGCTTTGCCATTTGCTTAGAAAATCTGCTGAATCCTGCGATATAATTCTCAACGATTTTAATTTGTGTAAAATCATAATCAATCTGAGTCTTAGATGATCCTTCAGTTTGTACACTTATTGATCCTTCTGATCCACTCTCTTGATACTGAACATAAAGTCCTGTAGGAGATATTGCAGTAGGAATCAAATCTCTGAAGTTAATTTTCTGACTTGGCAATATTGCTTGTCTTGATGAGTAAGACTGATATCCACTCAAATTTCCATCAGGAAATAAATTACTACCAAGAATCATATTTCCAACTGCTTTAATTTCCATCTTAAAAGGCTGACCTTTTTTAATGTTTTGTATAGCATCGTAATTTTTTTCAAGACCGTCAATAAATGCCTCATTGAAACTTTTTACAACTTCAATGTTAGACTTAGAAGATTTTGTGCGAGATTCTAATATTTGCAAACCACTTACTGTAGCTGCTAAATCAGATTTAATCTTGCTAACTTCTGTACTCATAGATTTAATTGCTTCAACTGAATCGTTAGCATTAACTGATTCTAATTTTGCATTAACTTCTGTTAGAGATGACTTCAATTGCTCTGCAATCTCTGCCTTTGCTTTTTCGTTGATAGAAACTTCAAGACTATTCTTAAGTCCTTCAAGTTCTGCCATTAATTCTTTCTTTTCCATAATGGATTTTAAATTTTAAAGGTTATTATTAAATTCACGAATTATGTCTGCGATACTTTCTGATGGCTGAATGTCTTTCAACGGTTCAGTATTGTTTTTCATATCGATAACTAATTGTGCTAATTGCTTGTTATGTATCAACAACATCTGTATTGTTTCATCTGTTGCAGTACTATTTCTGCAAAACTTCTCTATTGCCTCATGTTTCGCCACAAATAAATCTATGTCGTTAATACTTTTCAATGATGTGATTGGTGTAAGAGGATTTGCTCCCCATGCCGTAAGACTTGATCCCTCATATAACTTTATCTCTGTTATTTCATATTGTCCTAATGATGGATTCTTTACATAATTCTCATAAGATTGAATCTGATTACGTTTGATAATCTTAAATCCTATTGAATGCTCAGTAATAAGTCCAGACTCTACCATTTTAATAAAGTCCTCGCCTCCTTCATGTGAGCCTATCTGACTTTCATAAAGTAATCCGTAACTATCTTCAGTCAATGACTTTAACACACCTAATGGCAATGATGGATCATGATTCATTAAATGTTTTATTCTCGGTAATGTTGATTCAGGACCATTTTCTTTAATTGTCTTAGTAAATGCTCCTGGTCTTATTATATCACCATCACTATCTACATTGTTGAATTTGCTGAAGTATCCAGTAACTAATCCCTGTTTGACACTTAAGTCCATTATCTCTGCAGATAACATTTCGGTTTTGATATTGAAGATATTGCTCACGTTTATAAAATTAAGTTATTTCTTTAATTATTTAAAATATTATTTCCTTACAATTATTCTACCATTTGCATCACGTTTACTCTCAAATCCAACTGTACAACGACAGTTTACAACTTCTGAAGCAGGAACAGATAATCCGTTAGGTTGTGTTCTTGCTCCAGGTTGCATCATCTTTAAATCGGCATATTTGCCTAATATAAAAGGTTCTTCTATAGGAATTGCACGACCATTAATCTCTCGATGGTTGTGTCTGGTTCTTTTATCTGTTATCGCAATCCAAGTTTTTATTAAAACGCTATTATTCTTATCTGCGTATAATTTTGCGTTTATCATTGCTGCACCATTTGCTGATGTTACTGTTTCAGTTCTCGCAATTCTCTTTGCTCTCATCGCATTAATGCTCGAATCTAATGCAGTAATTTCTCTTACTATCTCATCAAATCCTATGCCTGTCCTTGTTGCATCAATCAATATCTTTCTTATTACTTCTCTCGTAAAATCTGTAATTCCTTCAGCAGTATTAAGCAAATCAGTACCATAATAATTAATTATTAATCTTGCAAGTTCCTCATTAATACCCATTGATCCTGTCGCTGCCTTTGTTACTACCTTCTTATTATTTCCTACCCATGATGTGCCAACAACAGTATATAAATTCTTTAGTATGTCATAAATTGGAAACGATGGTATTGCCATCAAGTCCTGAGTCTTTAGATATACTTCTATTTGAAAGTTCAAAGCAGCATGAAACTTCTTAGCATAATATTTCTCATATTTTTGCTGAAATCTGCTCCATTTTCTTAATTGTTTATTTTGTTGCTGCTGAGTCATTAATTAATTTATCAGTTAATAAACTTTTAATCTGCTCTATCTTCCATTGTCTGCGCTGCTTTTTTAATGGACATGTAACTACTGGTAATTCTTCCAATAATACAAACAGTATTTTTTTTTCAATAATACTGACAATTGCTTCTATGCTTTTTTCTTCCATTATTCGCCAGGTAATATTACATCCGCAACTGGTGTTAAGTCATCAAGCAACTGCTTACCTCCATCAATTATAATCTGATTCATCATTGGATCTTCTAACTCCTCAAACTGCATTATATCTCTTTTCTCATTTGGAGTAATCCACCACATAATACTTAATGCTTCTGCCTGTTGCTTCATGTCATCCTGTAGTGCAGGTATTGCGCTAATATCAATCTCAATAGTTCTCTTAATTCCATCCATGTACATCGGAGTAATGCTATTAACTAACGCATCTCTAAACAGATAGATATTCGGTAATATTGAATTAGTGTATAGCAACTTCTCTGCTTGACTTACATTATTATATGTCGCTGAATCTTGATTATTAAGCAATATCTCAGGAAACTTGTACGCATTGCACAACTTAGTAAAATCTACTCCTGATAATGTACTCACATCCATATCTGCAAGTGATAAACCCAATGGCAAATATCCCATCTCACCGGCTGCAAAATATGGCGCACCTTTATTGCTACTGTTACGCAGATAATGAGCAAAGTCATTTTTTCTTTGTCCTAAGGTTTCAATTGCAAATGCATCTTTCTCATACACTATACCTGGTACTCCTCCATTCTGCATCTGTGCTACTGACGCATCCATTCCCGAATTTAATCTTGTTAATCTCTTAGCCAACACTTGCAAAGGACTCAATCCCCTCCATTGTAATCCATTTATGATTGTTGGATTGTAATACTTAATATGGATTATTTCTTCAGGTTTAAATGTGCCATCAATACCCATATCAAAATACTTATAACCTACTACACGTTGAGGAAAGTTATCACTTATGATTACAGTAACATTCTGTCCTTTCATATCATGCAGTATAATCTTACCTGCATTAGGTCCAAGTTCTATAACTTCTTTATATAGGAATAACTCACCACTAATATATAATATTGAATAATA